CTCCCCCATCAGCCCACGCCCACCGCGCATCGGAAAGCTCACCGGCCCGCTCACCACACCGCCCTGCGCAAAGGGCATCACCCGCCCCTGCGCAAATCCCGCCCCCTTAGCAAAGGGCAGAACATCGGCAATCAACCCACCTATGCCGCCAGAAACTGCCTCGCCAATCTGATCCACCACAGGCGTGAGAGCCGCGCGGTACGCCGCATCAATCATCGTCTGCGCCAAGGTCTGCAGCGCATCTGACAGCTTCATCCCGTCAAAGGCCAATCCATCAAACGCCTTGCGCAAACCGCGTCCGATGCCCTTCTCCAGCGTGGCCATATCTTGCCCCGTCGCCCCTAGGGCCTGCTGCATCCGGCGCAGCTCGCCATCAAAGCCCGCCACCATCGCCGTGGCCTGTCCAAGGCTCCCCTCAAGCGCCTCCACCTGACCCTCAAAATCCTCCAGATCATCCATCACCGCTCTCCTCTTGAGGCGCATATCCCGCGCCGAACTGCCCATCTGGATAACTTTGCATCAGCGCCTCAAAACCCGCCCGTGACAGGGCCTCCGCCCCGGAGCCCGCCCCCAGCATCACCATCAACTCCACCGGGGTAAGCGCCCAGAAGACGTCAGGCGTCAGCCCCAACCCGCGCAGCCCCGCCATCCGCAGCGCGGGCCAGTCAAACGCCGCCATCGCCGCCTCCTGCGGAGGTGCCAAAGGCCAACACCAAAAGCTGCGCCGCCACCCGTGCAGCCTCCATCGGACCACCCTCAATATCTGCGCGCAGCAGATCCTGTGTGTGACCCTGCCAGCCCCCGCCCCGCAACCCAGCCACAATCAGCGCCAGCACATCCCGGCTGGCAAAAGCACCGCTCTCAAACCGGCGGATCAGCGCAACAAGCGTGTCCTCGCCAAGACCCGCCTCAAGCTCTGCCAGCGCGCCCAGCGTCAGCTTGAGCACATGGCGCTGCCCATCCATGGTGAGGGCCACTTCACACGCAAAAGGATTGGCCATGGCTCACGCCGCCTCGAAACTCAGCGCACCCGCACTGGCCAGAGACACCTCATAGGTCGCCTCGCCATTATGCGTGCCGGCATATTCGATCGCAGTGATCTGAAACGGGCCTTCCACAGTGCCAAAATCCGGGAGGATCACCTGAAACGCCGGGGTTTCCCCATCAAAGAAAATCTGGCGCGCCCGCTCATCCGTGCTGGCATCTTTGAACACACCCGATCCGCTCAGCGTCGCCGATTTCATCCCCGCCCCGGCCAGCAACTCACGCCAGCCTCCCTGACTGTCCAGCGAGGTCACATCCACGCTTTCCGCATTGAAACTGATCCGCGTCGCCCGCAGCCCAGCCACAGTTTCAAATTGCCCGTTCCCGGTCAGATCGACCTTGATCAACAGGTCTTTGCCGCTCTGTGCGCCCATCTCTCTCTCCACATGTTAGCTGTGATTGTCTTCCACCCGCGCCACAAAGCGCAGATCGATCCGCCGCAGATTGCGGGCGGTGACCCGCCGCGCCTGCGCCCGCTCAAAATGAAGCGCCACAAGGCGTCCCCGGCTCAGGCTCATATCGGCCTCAATCAGCGCGTCACTCACCGCAACCGCCGCCGCTTTCACCTGTTTGAACCCATCACGCGTGCCGATCACCGAGACCACAAAGCGATGCTCTGCACCCCGCCCGCTGCCATCGGAACGATCCCGCACGGTCTCCGCCCCAAGCGCCACATAAAGCGGTGGCAGTTTGCCACGCGGCATGGCGTCATAAATGGCGTCGCCCACCACTGTCGCCAACGTGGCATCCGCCGCAAGCCGTTGATAGATCGCAGTCTGCAACGCCGCGCCCACGCCATAGCTCATGTCGCCACCTCTTCAACCACATGACAGATCAGATAGCGCCCGAGCTCATCCGCCTCGGTCACCGTCTCAATCGCGAACACCCGTGTGCCTTCTCGAAACCGGCATTCCGGCGTCGGGCGCAGGCTGCTGCCCACCGGTGCCCCGCGCAGGGTCACGCGATACCGCGCTGCGCTCAACGTGACCGCGCCCCCATCTCTTTCGCCGCCGCCACGCGCGCGCATCTCTGCCCAGACCGTGCCAAGCCCTTCCCAGCTTCGCGCAAAGCCACCCGCACCATCCGGGGCCGACACCGGCCGCTCCAGCAGCAGGTGACGCGACAATGTCACCGGCGCGCTCATGTCCCCGCTCCCAGCGTCATCCGGCGCACACGATAGCGCTCAAGCAGACTGGTCACACCAAATGGCATACAGCCTTCACTCAGCCGCGTGTCCTGCCGAAACTCATAGAAATGCGCCGCCAGCAGAAATACCGCCTGTCTCAGATCCGCAGGCACAGAGGCCCAATCAGCCCCAAATCCCGCCGTGAACCGAATGGTCAAACTGCCCTTCGCAGGCACCTGTGGCAACGCGCCCGACGTCGCCCTCACAATGGGGCGATGGCCATCCTGCACCAGCTGATAGGCGCTGGTGGCCACAGTCACTTCACCGCCCTGTGCATCGGTCAAAACCATGGCCGACACCGCCTGCACCGGCGCCACGGGCAACCCCTGCGCCTCAGCCGTACCTGTGCCATAAAGCGTCCAGGCAAAATCACGCTGCAACAGGATCTTACCGGTGCGGGCCTCCACTGCGCTCAGCGCCGCCCGCAAAAAACTCTCAAGCAACCCATCTTGCAAACTGTCCTCCGCAAAGCCGCTGCCAAGCCGCAGATGCTCTTTGAAGGCGGCCACTGGCAAAACCGCAGAAGACACCTGAGTTTCTTCGATTAACATCATGGAAAAACTCCAAAAACACACGAAGCTCATTTGCGGACGCGCGTCCTCACGTCGCTTCAACGGAGGGGGTAAGCCAGACAACGTGACGCAGTCCGACGCGCGCCCGGATACGCGGCAAAGCACCGCGCACCCACCCGAGGGATCAGCTCACAGCAAAGCGCAGCAGCTTGATCGCAGCAAAATCGCTCACATCACCGCCAATGCGTTTGGTGGCGTAAAACAGCACATGAGGCTTGGCGCTGAACGGATCACGCAGAACGCGCAAATCAGGCCGTTCTGCCACCGTATAGCCCGCCGCAAAATCACCAAAAGCAATGGCATCCGCATCACTGGCGATGTCGGGCATATCCTCGGCAATCAGCACCGGATATCCGAGCAGACGCGCCGGCTCCCCCGCCGCCAGCCCGTCAGACCAAAGGAACCGCCCATCCGCATCCTTAAGCTTGCGCACCGCCCCAGCGGTCTTGGAGTTCATCACGAAACTGCCGTTGGCGCGATACTGCGCCCCCAAGGCATAGACCAGATCCACAAGCGCATCACCGTCATCAAAATCCCCGTCCACGCCCGTGGCCACATAGCCCAGATTGCCCCAGCTCCAGCTCGCCTCTGCCACAACAGGATGGGTCAGAATGCCGGTTGGCTTGTCCACGCCATCCCCGGTGATGAAAGCTGCCGCCTCTGCACGGGCAAACTTGTCTGCAATCCGCCCCGCCAGCCAGGCTTCAATGTCAAAGGCGCTGTCATCCAACAGCCGCTGCGAGGCTTTGGGCAAGGCCGACAACTCATGCAGCGGAATGGAAATCCGCTCAATTGTGGAGGTGGTGGTTTCGCTCCGTGCCGATGTTTCATCCGCCCAGCCCGCCTCCACATCCGTGCTGTCAATCAACACGTCAAACGAGCCCGCCTCAACCGTCACCACATTGGCAATAGCTCGAATGCTGGCCGTGCTGTTGAGTACCGATTTGATGGTCTCCGCCGTCTGCGGATCCACCAGATATCCACCATCGCTGTTCACGGATGAAGACATGGCCTTGCCTTCCAACTCCAGTCCCCGCAGCCCGTCATCTTCGCCGGTACGGAGATAGGCGTCAAAAGCCTTCTGATGGGGAGCATGGTGATCATACCCCGCCGACAACTGCGGCCGCGCCGCCTGAATATTTGTGCGTTCCAACATGGTCAATCGCTCTTTCTGCTGCTTCAAATCTGCCTGCACATCACCTCGAAAGGCTTTGAAACTCTTCATGAATGCCGCCACTGCCGCCTTCACATCTTGAACCGGAGACACATCTTCTCCGATCCGAGAGTCGCTCTCGGTTTTGCTCATCATACTGTTCCTGTTTTCTGTTCTGTTTTGCGCGCGCGTTCAGCGCTGCGCCATCTCTCGCCCGGCCTGTTCAAAGACCGCGGCCATGTCGCGCAGCATCTTCAAAGGGATCTCCTCCTTCGCCGTTAGCCGCGCGGTGGGCAGCATCGGAAAGGTCACCAGCGACACCTCCCACAGCTCAACCTCCTGCAAAAGCCGACCGCCCTTGCCGGTCTTTCTGGCGCGTTTGGTGCGATAGCCAATCGACAGACCATCCAGCGCCCCCGCCGCGATCAGGACCGCCGCCTCGCGCCCCTTGGCCACGCTCTCCAGAAGCCGCCCCTTGACCCAGAGACCTTTCGCGTCCTCCCGCACCTCATCCCAAATACCAATCAGCTGGCTCGGATCATGCTGCCAGAGCATTTTCACCTGCCGCCCGCTTGCCTTCAGCGCCGTCAGAGACACGCCATAGGCACCGGCTTGCACCACATCACCGCCTTGATCGACACGACCGAACAGGCTGGCATACCCCGCAATCTGCCCGTCATTTTCAACGGAAAGCCCGGTGTCAAAACGGGCAAATTTTGTTTCCAACTCCGTCATGCAATATCCTTTCCCTCTCGCATCCTTTCCTACGGCAACGACGCAAGCACCGACTGAAACGCCTGCGCCAACACCACAGCCACCACGCCATACACCGCAAGCCACAACCGCCGTTCCAACCGCTCAATCAGCGCTTCGATCTTATCCAGACGCCGGTTCAAACTCTCAAACTGCAACTTTGCGACCCTCTCATGCGCCTCAAGCCGCAGCCCCGGCGCACAGTCAAAATGATCCGGCGCAAACCGGCTTGTGGCAAACCGCTCAAAGCCAAACCTCTGATCACCCATCCGCATCCCCACCCTGCGTCACACGCAGTGGCAGTCCCAGCAGCGCGCGTTTCTCTTCATCCGTCAAAAACGGCGCGGCGCTGACACGCGCCCATTGCGCATCCCGCTCCGGTGCCAGGGCAGCCACCTGATCCAGGTCCGGGCTCAATTGCAGCGCATCCCCCGTTTGGCGCGACAACCAACTGCCAAGCGCCGCTGTCACCCGCTGTGCCAAAGGCAATACCGTCAGCCGGTAAAAAGCCCGATTGGCCTCCTGATAGTTGGCGTAGGTCGCATCCCCCGGAATGCCCAGCAACATAGGTGGCACCCCAAAGGCCAGCGCCACTTCGCGCGCCGCGGCCTCCTTGGTTTTCTGAAATTCCATATCGCTGGGCGAAAATCCCATGGGTTTCCAATCCAATCCCCCCTCCAGCAGCATCGGCCGCCCGGCATTGCGCGCGCCCTGATGGTGGCTTTCCATCTCGCTCACCAACCGCTCATATTGCTCATTGGGCAAACTGCCCTGACCTTCATAGCCTTTGTACACAATCGCCCCTGAAGGCCGCGCTGCATTGTCCAGCAAAGCCTTGGACCAACGCGAGGCACTGTTGTGCACATCCAGCGCCATGGCCGCCGCCTGCAATGGAGAAAGCCCATAGTGGTCATCCTGCGGATGAAAGGTCTTGATATGGCAGATCGGCGAAACATCTCCCACGGCAAAGCGATGCTTGCGCGCGCCCACGGCATATTCAAAGGCCACCGGCCAGCCATCTGCGCCGGGCACCACCCGCATGCGATCCGACCGCAGCACATGCAACTCCTGAGGCAGCGGTGCCCCATTCTGGTCCGGTGCCCCACCTACAGCCTCAACATAGCCATTCCCCGACAGAACCAGTTGACCATAGAGCGCCTCCAGCAGCTCGCTCTGTCCCTGCCCGCCATTGGGACGGCGCAGCAGGCTCAGCAGAGGATGATCGTCATAGCGCGCATGGCTGTCCTGCAGGATCAGCGGCAGCGCAGCGGCTGCTTCGGAAATCATGCGCACCGCACGAAACCCCACAGGGTTGGCAGCAAAGCCCGTCCGTGTGAGTGACACGGTGTCCCTCGGGCTCCACGCCACCCGGCCCGCCCCATGCCAGGCAATCACCGGCCCCGCAGCGCTCGCCTTATGCGCCATATCGCCCTGTGCTGCCTTTGTCTGAAACAACTTTCCCAGCATTCCCGCGCTCCCGCTCATCTTGATCGTTGTGCTCGTCTTGCTCCAAGTCGGTGTGCCACCTCCGCTCTGGACAGGATCAGTTATCTCTCATTTGATTTAATCTGTTCCTATCTCAGCGTCCGGTTGGTGTTGCGGCGTCTGCGTCATAGATTCCTCAAGCGCGGCGCACGCCATTTGGCAGAGGGGGCAATGATCAGCTCATGCAGCGCCCAAACCAGCGCATCCACACGGTCCGGGCTACCCGCGCCGACATAGCCACGCTGCGTCATCTCACACATCTGATCTTCCAGCGCACCAAGCCCACGCATGTGTTGCACGCGCCCCTGCTCATAAAGCGCCGCCACTGGCTCTGCGCGCGCCGCCTTGCCCCGGCTCGCCCGCACGGCCTTGTAAGGCACCAAAGGATCAATCTGGGTGATCACCGCCTGCACCAGATCCCCCCCCTGATTGACCTCCGCCACCAGCCGATCTGCGCCCCAGCTCTCCATCGCGGTCAGCGCCACACGCGCCCAGCTATCCGGGCTGGCGGCGCGCAAGCTCACGTCATCCAGAACGCAGGCCCGCCAGCCCTGCACCGGGCCTTTGGTGTGGGCCCCAACCACCACGATACCGCATTCATCCGAGCCCGCATGCCCGCTCACCGGCGGATCCACCGCCACCACAATCCGGTCCATCTCCGGCAGGCTGTCGCGCTGCAAACTCTCAAGCTGCGCTGAGCGCCAGAGCGCGCCCTCGGCCTCTTCCAGCAAAAGCCCTTCCAGCTCCTGCCGGCCCAGCCGCGTCCCCGCATAGCGCGCCTCCACTTCCTGAAGGAAACTGTCTGCCAGATTGGCGCGATTGTCCTCTGTGCGGGCATGGCTCTGCACCGTGCTGGGAGCCCTCAAAAGCTGCTTAAGCACCCCAATATTGCGCGGTGTCGTTGTTACCACTTGTCTTGGATTGTCGCCAAGTCGTAACGCAAACTGCAACATATCCCATGTCTCCTGCGCCTTGCGCCATTTCGCGAACTCATCCACCCAGGCCGCATCGAACTGCGGCCCACGTAGGCTCTCCGGGTCATGCGCCGAAAACGCCTGCGCCACCGCCCCATTGGGCCAGATCAACCGCCGACGCCCGGCTTCCCAAGTGGGACGTCGATCCGGCGGCGCACAGGCGATCAGCCCACTGTCGCCAAACACCATCACTTCGCGCACCTGATCGATGGTCTCCCCCACCAGCGCCACCCGCCGCGCCTGTCCCGGATCCCCCGGCCCGAGGCCTTCCACCATACCGCGCACCCATTCCGCTCCGGCGCGGGTCTTCCCGGCCCCACGCCCGCCCAAGATCACCCAGGTCTTCCAATCACCATCAGGCGGCAGTTGGTGCGGCATGGCCCAGAACTCAAACAGAAACGGCAAGGCCAAAAGCGCCGTTTCACTCAGACTGTCCAGAAACTCCTGCTGCACTGACGCTGGTGCGGAGGCGATCCAGCTTGCGCCCAATTTCAGATCGGGCAACGGTGAGATCGAGGGGGGCTGTTCTGGCCGCACCCTGCTGCTTTGCTCTGCGTTCTTCAAAATCCGTCTCCATCAAGAATACCAGCCTCAGACAATGCCGCATCTCTCCCAACTTGCGCTGAGTGATCGGGCCGCTCACACCGTCACCGGAGCGCAACCCATCATAGAGCTGCAGCAGCTCCTCGCTGATTTTGGCCAACAGCCCGCGCAACATGCGCAGCTCAGGATCCAGCGCACGCGCGCCATCGGGCGAAAATTTCTGTGTCAT